CAAAGACTTTTTAGCACCGTTTGGGCCCACTGTGCGGCTACTGATTTCTGCCATTTTCGTTCCTATCTTAGTTAAAAAACACGTTGTTGAATTGCGCTGTCTATGTATGTATTATACGGCAAATCCAGTATACAGTCAACTGTTTTCTTAACTTTTTAGGAAATTTTTACTCGTCTTTGTCCAATTTTGCCAGCTCTTTTTCACGTTCGGACATGGCCTTTACCAATCCAAATTTGCGAATATCGTCGGAAAACAAGTACAATTCAAAGCTCTTGCGCTCTGAAAAAACGGTAATGCTTTGGGTAGTTAGGTAGTATGGACAATCAATATATCTTTCCAAAAATACAATAGTCTGGGGACTGAGTTCAATTGGTTCGGTAAATGGAATTTCATAATCTTTAAGGTCCAATTCTTTTATCAAAAATTCGTAACCTTCGTCACTTAATCGAAATGCTGTTTGTTTGTTTACTCTAGTACTTTGCCACCACTTGCGGCTAAACAATTTCATGTTAACTTCGTCTGTACTCTTACCCCATTGCTGTAAGAATATTTTAGTTAACGCATCTCGTGTAATCATTTTAAAATAGTACCTTGCGTTAACTTGACTACTTGGAAGTCTGTAGTTCCAAATGTTAAGTTAAGTTTTTTAGCAAGGTTAATGGCGTGACCTGGATTTGAAAAACTTGTTTTCTTATATTTTGGGCCAGGATAGCTGGTAAGGCTATTAAACGACTTTAGATTAAAAGGCTCGGCCTTGTAGAATACTGCCCAGATGGCCTCGGCTTCTAAAATCTGTTCAGATTTATAAGTTCGCTTATTAGTATGCTCTAATAATACTTTTGGCTTTGGTCGACTCATTATGCGTATCCTCAAATTATATACGCATATATTTATCCTTATTTGTCGCTAAAAGCACCACCGTCCATACTTACATTAACGACTTCTGTATTGGTACTGTTTTTAAGGGTGTTATACATGGTTTCGTAGTCCTGATTTAGTCGATCTAGGATCTCGACCAATGCCATATTCAGCATTCTAGCTTGCTGAATAGGCATTTTTAACTCTTTGCTTTGCGATAACTCGCTAGCACGGAGCAACTGAGCAAATTGTGAAATAGGACTAAGGTTAATTTGATTTTGCATTAGCAAGCACCTGTTTCATTTCAAACTCTGTTTTAAACGGGCCTTTAAATTCGTTACGCTCTAGTGTAATTACCTTAGGACAAAAGCTCTTGACCCACCCTTTGTTAAATTTAATAACATAGTAACCGGCACAATAAAGACTTTTACTTGCATTGCTCTTGGTAAACAGTGGTAGTTTGTTTCTAACGTCATACATACTGTTGTATGGTTTTACACTAGTTGGAAAACCGTGGCAATCGTTTGGTATCGATTGAGTAACTTTAACTTTAGGGTTGGATATAAAAAATTGTTCTCCAAACTCTTTAGTTAAGTCTTGTTTTTTGTTAAACATAACTTCGCCTGATGTACTACTAAGCACGAATTTATTATTTTCTTTTTTATGTAGAGTGGCAATTTTGTTACCGTCTTTTTCTACAATCCAAAATTTACCATCCACTATAGGCTTGGCGTGTATTTCTGTCATAATTATCTCCTTAATATTATTCCGCCCCGAAGGCGCTGGAATAATGTATGTATTTATTCCGCATTTTCTGGACTAAAAGGCCAAGTTGTACTGGGATTAGGTCTAGCTCTTAGTTTAACATTTTCTTCAACAACAGTTCCGTCTTCTTCACAAAGACTAACTTGATACGGAGCATCGATAGTTAAGTAATCATCTTCAACTTGCCAATCGTGTTCACTGTCAAATAACCAAGCCGCACCGCCTTCGTGATAAGATGTTTCAAATGCTTCTTTTTCATCGTCAGTTAAGTCATCGCTGTATGTAAAGTAGCAGGCAACACCATCTTCAAGTTCCGAACCCCAGCCGCTGTCTGTACGAGCATAGGCCTGTTTTGCACCTTCAAATGGAAGATTAGAATCCATGTCCGCTTCAACAAATCCTTGACCCCAGCGATAGTGATCTTCAATATTAACCCAACTAGTAGTATTGTCGGCATTATCACGAAATAGTTCTATGTGCCAACAAATGCTTTTCTTTTCAAGCGGTTTAATTAGATATACTTTAGACATTATTCTTCCTCTAAGCTCAACGGCCCGTAGAACCAAGTTTCTGTATCATCCTGACTCCAGCCTTCGCCTTCCCATGCTTCGTATGCATCTTCGTCCCACAGCTCGTCCATACGAGCTTGTTCTTCTTCATCCATGTCATCTGGGTACTCAACGTAGCAGTTCCAACCGTCGTCTAGATTGTCTAGTTCAAAGTCATAGCCGCAATCAAATACACTAATGCCTTCTGGATTATCTAAATCAATCTCAGGCTTTTCATCGCTTTCGCAATAAACTGTACCCCAACGAAAGCCAGTGGTGCGTTTAATAGTTTTGCCGTCTTTATACCAAGACTCAATTTCTTCAACGCTTTTCTTATCAGTAGTAGTTAATACCCAAGTTGCCATGGAGTTCTCCTTAAACGTCTAAGTCCATCTCACCGGCTTCTTTAACAAGCGCCAGTACTTCGTCTAGTGTATTACATAGGATCTTAGCATTAACATAGTCGCCTTTCTTATTACGGCCACCTGCTTCTACCATAAAGCCATTATCATAACGATTGATGGTATACGATTCGTTAATCTTTGTTAGTTTATCACCAAATGTTTTTACTGATTTTGCTGTTGCCATTTTAGTTCTCCTTATATTTGGCTTGGAACGGTTCAGCATACGTTTGTATGTTGTCTGCAATCTTCTTCATGTCCCATGTATTACAGAATTTAAGCAATCGTATACCTACTTGAGTAACTTCTTTAGGCACAGCATTGGCTTGTATTGTTTCTTTAATCTTTACTTTAACTTCAGGAGGTTGTGCTGTTAAATCACATAACTGCACATTACGCTGATAGTCTTCTAATACTCTGTGTTCTTGCCCATTGTGGTCAGTCCATCTCTGCAGCATGAGATTGTTCCACGCATAGCCTTTGCTGTTACGGTCTTCGAACGCTTCAGTAAGACCAACTTTATTTTTAGAACCTTTAGTACGCACACCTGGATATGCCGAGAAGACATTATCACTGGTATCACCACGCATACATTTTTCGAACAGCATCCATTCTGGATCTTGTGCTGGCTTTGGCTCGCCTGTCTTTTTGTCTTTAACAGGTTTACCCTTAGCATCAAAGATACCTTCGTGTGTAATATGCAAGTCGCCTACACCGTTATATTGACTAACAGTAGGACTTACAAGTTGTGCAAAATCTCCGTCTGTGCTGATAATAACGTGCTTTGCATCCGGATGACTTTGTATCCAACCTGCAATAAGATCGTCTGCTTCTAGGTTAGGATGTTGCATTACAGTGCAATTAGTTTTTTCTGTAATGAAATTTTTAAACTCATCAAACGCTTCCCAGAACAACTTATCTTCATCTTGTTCTCGTTGTGTCATTGCCGCTCGAGTTTCTGCACGGTTAGCTTTGTACGGTGCGTAATGATCTTTACGCCAGCTTCGACCCTCGAGGCAGAACACTACATGACTACCACCAAAGTCTTGCCATGCTTTTTTAATGCTGTTGAAAGTAATATGAAAGGCCATGCCAAGTTTAATATCAGCACTACCTTGCACCACGTGTCTAGCACGAAAAAACGTGTTAGCAGTATCAACTATAATATGTGTCATTCGACTGATGCTTTCCCGTTACCAAGTTTGTTTACATTAATATAACCGCCGTAGACACGACTTGTGTCTTGTCCAGCTTCAGCTAACATATTGCCTGCTAAATCTCTGAACCAGCGATCTACGATTTCTTCTTCTGGATCGCCTTCAAAGCCGTATCCAGCTTGTTTTAATTGTACTATAAACTCTGGGTTCCAGTCAAGCTCAAAGAATCCATTTCTAATATTATCTTTGTTAACGTGAGTATCCAATACAGCAACATATGGTTCGCCTCGAGCAGTAGCACGAGCTTTTGGAT